AGACCAGCTGTAGCGCCCGGCATTGGCCACCGTGCCGCCGGCGACAGGATCGGTATGCGTGCCGGTGTCGAGATCGAGCACCTCGGCGCCGGTGCCGGTTGCCACACCGCTGATCGCCTGCAACGCGCTCCAGCTGGCCAGTGTCAGGGCAGACGCCTGGGCATTGGCGGCAGCAGCCTCAGCCCGCGCTCCGCTGTCCAGCACCGCTTGCAGATCAACCACCTGCGTCGGGATCGGAAAACTGGTGATATCAGGCATCTGCCGCCCCCTTTGCAATTACGAGCAGCATTTTGCCATCAGGCGAGACCCAGGCGGCATTCGCGCCGGGGGCGACAAGGGCGATCTGAGGGGCGGGCTTCGCAGCCACCATCTGCGCAGCCGACCAGAGCGAGAGACCAAAGCCCAGCATTACCACCACCCCACGACAGTCGCCGTGGTGCCGGCGGCAAGCACGCGCTGAGGCCCGAACGGCAGGATCTGGCCCGCGTCCACGGTGTAGATCATATCGACCCCGGCACGGTCGCGGATCGCAACGGCGCCCGCCGTCTGACAATACAGCGCGCGGGGGATCACCGGCAGATCCGCGCTGTCCGAAGGCACAATCGCGGCATGATACTGCGCCGGGCTGTCCAGGCCGCGGCTGTGAAACTGGAAGGGATCGGCCATGTCAGGATTCCTCGGTTTGAACTTCAGGGAGGTGGACCGGGCCATCTGCTACTTCGACCGGCTCGGGGAAGCGGACGGCCTCGGGCGCATCCGGCTCATGGGGCAGCAGCACGGTGACGTGCCAGACGCCCTCGATCAGTGCGGGCTGACCGACGATCAGCGGATGCGGATCTGCCCCGGCATCGTAGCCGGCGAGATCGACCGGCTGGCCGTCGATCTCCAGCACGGCGCCGGAGACCGCGAGGACAGGGACCGGCCAGTCGGCGCGGATCGGGGATAAGGTGATGATCATGGAAACCTCCTCAGAACCAGCGGCCGATGGCCTGGGCGCGGATCGGCACGGTGCCGGCCCTGGTGACGGCGGACAGCGCCCGCAGCGTGGCGCTCGTGGTGCTGGGCACATAGGGCACTGAGCCAAAGCTATGGGCCTCGGCCGGCGCGCAGGTCACTACCGGCGCAACCGCGAAGGAGGCCGGGAATGTCCAGGCCACATCGCCCGACGAAAACAGCCCGCCGACAACCGTGCTGGCGTTCGGCGCGCTCAGATCGGTGCGGGTGCAGATCTGGGTGCCGTCCGCCCAGCGGACATATTCGCCGTTGGCGTTCGATCCGCGCTCGATCACTGCGCCGGTGGGCACCCCGGACGCCTGCGCGACGGTCCCGACGATCCGGCCCTGATTGATCACCTCGCGCCACGCGGTCCACACTCCGCCGGTCAGCGCCCGCACGAACTGCCGCGCTGTCCCGGTCCCGGAGATCCCGGTGAAAAGCGTCAGCGTCTGGACCCCGTGCAGGTCGTTGTGCCGCTGATACTGGCCGATGAACCAGACCCCGGAGCCCCCGACCGGCGCATTGGCGGCGTTGTTGGCAGAGTAGATCACGCCGCCGGCCGTGGCGTTGTTCCAGTCGCTGACAGCGACAGCATTGGCCAGAAGCCCGGCATCGCCGACCTTGAGCATCCGCCCGGCCGTGGTGTCGGTCGCGCTCTGGGTCACCTCGTGCTGCTGCACGCGCATCCAGTTGCCGGCATAGACCGTGGTCGAGGGATTGCTGACCAGCGCCACCAGCCGGTCGCTAACCGTAAACGCCTGACCGCCCCTCGAACCCGCTGCGGTCACCAGCCAGACCTGACCGGCATTCGTCCCGGCCCCGCCCGGAAACAGGCTGGCCGGGGTCCAGAGGCCCTGGTATCCGGCCCCATTCAGCATATCGAGGACCGCGGGGGAAAGATTGAGCGGAGAGACGGCACCCCCAGCGATCCGGGGCGTCGTCACCCAGTCCGGAGCTTCAATCGCGGTCACACGGCCCGACAGGCCGAGGATTTGTTCCCAGACCGCCCTGGGCACCGTTTCATACCAGCCGGGCTCCGGCTGCGCGGGATTGGCCAGCAGTTGCGGGAGAGTATAGCTGTCGGCAGCACCGACCTGGATGAAGCCCAGGCTCCGACTCATCCGCTGCACCCCAGCCTGCCGGTCGGCCTGAGACCATTCGACCTCAACCGCATAGACCGTGCCCCGCGTGCCAAGGGTATTGCGCCACAGCCGGGCGCCGGCGGGCAGCGTGCCGTCGGATTGCAGAGTCCATGCCACCTGCGCGCCGGGCGGGATCGTATCCGCCCCCTCGGTGTCGTAGCCCACAATGGTAAAGATCGCCCTCGCCGCCAGTGGCGCGGCATCGTCGGGCAGCGGCACGCGGCCGGTGATCAGGCTGGTGGTCAGAGCCATGGCATATCCACGTAAAAAAGCCCGCGCCAGGCGGGGTGTGTCAGGTCAGGTTTCGGAGAGGATCAGCCCTGCGGGGGATCGGGCCGGATGGGGGCCAGCGGGTGGGTCGTCAGAACACGCAGCGGCGGCGGAACATCAGCGCCCGGCCGCCAGTGAAATTCTGCGGGCTGGAAAACCGAACCTGCGATACAGGCGGTTTCGCCGTGTTGCGCATTCGGTAGGCGCCCACAGATGCGACGCCGCCCCATGCGTTTTCGCCTCCGATGTCATCGCGATAGACATAGCCAATGACTTCACTGTAACGCCGGCCGCGCATTGGGTTCAGCAGATCAAGTACGCCATTCACATAGCTGGCGCTGCTGCCTGTTGTGAGGTCAATGGTGTTCCTCCAGTCCCCGTTGTTGAGAGACATGCGCACTATCAGGTTCAGAAGGTCGTCCAGCACGAACCTGTAATCCCAGCCGAGTTCAAAGACCGGCGATGTGATCTGGCTGACCGCACCCTGCACCGCATGATCGTAGAACGCGCCGGTGTTGCCGTCGCCGTTGATGAGGCTGTTGTAAGGTCGCCACGTCGAGAATTCGTAGGGCGAGCCAGGGGCGCCTTCCGTGATGGAGATGGGGTTTTCAAAGGAGGCTGCGGCCTTTTCATCAGTCCACGCCTTGCCGGCCGTGAGCTGCGGCCACGGCGGATCAGTCCAGTCTGCCATTTTTCACCTATTGCAGAAGATACGGCTCGTCGCCGTTCGGCATCCGGCCTGTGCTTTCCAGCGCCATCCAGCACCCGCGGGCGCGCTGCGCCTCGCTGGCTGCGGCGTAGTCCGGGGCATCGGCCGCCATGATGATCGCGAACCGGCCGATGAACCGCGAGCTTTGCAGCTTCAGCCGGATCTTGTGGCCCGGGCGGGTATCGTCCACCGCGAGCGCCTGCCAGCGGGTCGACAGCGGATTGCCCTCACTGTCGATCAACGCCCCGGTGACCACATCTAACACGTCGCCGTTGTTGACCATCCGACGCTGGCTGCCATCATGAGAATCCAGATCCAGCGTCAGATATTGCGGCACCAGCCGATACCGCAGCAGCAGCCGGGCAGCGAGGCGCAGCGCGTCGGTTTCCCGGGTGATCCAGTCCGCGTAAACGGTGAGCGTGCGCGCGGTGCCCGCCGCCGCCGGGCCCTCGACATAGCCGTCGATATGCAGCCTGAGCAGCCGGTAATTCTCTGGCTTGCCCTGGTCGAAAGGGCTGCGGGCATCGAAATAGACCGCCACCCGCGAGATCTGGGCTTTCACATCGTCGCTGAGGAATGCCGAGCCCGCGACGATCGACGCCTCATCCGACAAGACCACCGGCACGGTATCCGGCGGCCGGTTCGCCAGAAGCGGAATCTTCTGCTGCCGCTCATCCCACCAGATCGAAAAGCCACCCTGCTGGCAGAGTTGCCCCAACAGATCTTCGACCGCGACGGGGTTGACCACAGTCCGACCCGCCTTCTGGGTGGTCATGTAGTTCTGGCCCTCTTCCTGCCATTCTGCGTCATCGCGATAGCCGGGAGGAATCTGCGTGTGATTGTCGATCAGATCGGCCGCCACCGCCCAGTGCTGGATGTTCTCGTAGCGGCCGATGCGCGAAACCGCGTCGTCGTTTTTGTGCTCTTCCGCCACGCTGCCGAGGACGCCGCGCTGCACGCCGGTCAGGGTGCGGTAGCCGTCGCCATCGAGGGTATGCCCCGTATACCGGAGGATCTCCGATCCGATGCGCAGGAATTTGCGCTCGCCCGTGTTCCCGCAGGCCTTGTCCAGATCCGCCGCATGGGCCGAGACGCGGATGGTCAGGCCAGCCGCATCGACATCGCCCACAAGCCGCGCCTCGATTTCCGGCGGGAACTTCGCATCCTTCGCCTCGGCGAGGCGCAGCGGATCGGTTGCGGTGACAGTCACCGATCCGCCGGCATCCGGCCCGGTCACGCTTTCGACGATGTAGTCGCGGCGCTGCATCTGATCGAGCGTCTGGCCATGGTAGCCGTCCCAGACCGAGACCAGCGCGCCGGTATAAAAGGCGTTTCGCGCCCGCCAAAACGCCCAGAACGGCGCATCCTTCCGCCCCGGGCGCAGACCGCGATAGGGATCGCCGACATGATCGTCAAAGGGGCGGTCCTGGAATGTCAGCGTGACCGAGGATCCGACCCCAAGCGGCGAAATGCCCGAGCGCTGCGCGCCGACATTGATCTCCGACGAGGACGGCGTGGCGCTGACCAGCAGCGGCAAGGCATTGGTGCGGATATGCTCGCCGTCGCGCAGATAGAGCGGCATGATCGCCGCGCCGTCGGCGCAAAACATCCATGTGATCGAGCCCTCGGCGTCGATGTGATCGCGGTCGCCGCAGGTGCCCCAGGTCTGGTAGCAATACGGCCCGCCCGCCGCCATGCAGGGCGCGACCCCGTAGCGCTGCCCGCACCGGCTCTGGCGCAGGCCCACATACTGGACCGGTCGGCGGGTGAAGTTCATGCCCCCGGCTCCGCATGGGCTTCGCCAACTATGGTCACAGACATCAGATCGACCATCCCCATACGCTCCGGGATCACGTCCTGCGAGGTCAGCACATACCCAACATCGGACGGAAACCGCGCGGGTCGCAGAGCGACGAAGAAAGGCACTTCGCGCGCCGCCCGGGCGAAACGGTCGAAACTGTTCCGCATCCAGTCCTCCGGCAGATGGTCCCATGTCGCCTGGAACGGCCGCGACGTGCTGACGATGCTGCGCCCCATGAACTGTCCCGTCTGGCTCTTGTTGGTCTCGTATGTCGTCGCGCGCATCAGCGCGAGCGGCGGCAATTGGGTATAGCCGGGCCGGGGCATTTCCAGCATTGCGCCGGCGCACAGCACGCCCACCCGGGCCGGGGACGACAAGAAGATCCGAACCGCATCGGCAGTGACCTTTTCGAAGGCGATCATGATCGGCGCGTCATCCTTGGGGCTGATAGGATCGTGCAGCGCTGTCCAGACCCCGCCGATGCGCGCCTCGGCCGTCACCGTCACCCCGGCGCTGCCGAGCGTATGAGCGGCGATGCCGATGCCGTCGATGTCGACGGCGGCGAAAGTCGCGGTGAGCGTCCCCGCAACGGCAGGCCACCACCAGGACACCGTGTCCGCGGACTGCGCGCGCGCTGCCTCAAAACCCTCGCGCTCGCTGGTCGCAGAGAATACCGCACCCGCCAGCACATTATCCCAAAGAATGCGGGCATGGGTCAGCGGTTGAGAGAAGACCGCGGCCTTGGCCTGATACCCTTCGGTCATCCAGATCATTGCCGCACCAGTCTCGGATCGACGCGATAGCCGCGCGCCGCTGCATCACTGAGCATCTGCACCATCGCCTCCATTCCGCGCATGAAATCCGCCGGGCCCTGGGCGAAAATATCAAGACGCTGGACCGGCAGCACCGGCGCGGTGGCGCTCCCGCCGGTGCCCGCACCTCCCCCGCCCATGGCGCTGCCACCGCCGATCTGCGCCGATCTGATCTGCGCAAGCATGGCGCCGGTGCGCGCGAGAGACATGGCCGCGAAGGCCGCGCCCACCGGCGGGCCGCCTATCTCGACGCCCTTCTTGTAGGCCGAAGTCGCCGCCGACCAGCCATCGACGATGGCCTGGGCCACGGCGGCAGCCTTACCGATAGAAAAGAGCTTCTTGTTCTCGGAAATCATGAGGGCCGAGAGGTCCCCGAAGGCCCTGGACCATGCCGCCAGCCGCTCCTGAATGGCGGCCTGATCGATGGCGCGCATTTTCGTGCGGTGATCCTCGCGGATCTGCTGTTCCAGCGCCGCCAACTCCTCCTCGCCTGCGAGTTTCTTCTCGCGGAATTCCGCGAGCTTTTCGAGCTGCGCGCGCAGATGCTCGTCCAGCAGCTCGGTCTCGGTCATGTAGCGCTCGCGGATCCGGTCGAATTCGCGATCGGTTCCGCCCGCGCGGCCCCCACCGCCACCGCCCCTGCTGCTGCGCCCGCCGGTGCCCGCGCCGGGAACCACCGGCGGGGGCACATAGGTGGGCAGCGTGGTGCCGTCATCGAGGATGACGTTGCCATTTTCGTCGAGCGGCCGGGTGCCGGTGCTGGAGGTATCCCCGCCTTCGCGACCCGCGGCGATATCCCCGGGGGTGTTGGGTTTTTCGCCGGGAACAATCGGTCCCTCATCCAAGTCGAGAGCGGCGGCAATAACCCCTCCCAGTCTTGCCCAGGCCTCAATCGCCGGCTGGAGCCGCGCAGCCGTTTTTCCGATCCAGTCGAAAAGATCGCTGATCGCGGGTATCACCACATCGGCTATCCACCGCGCCATCGCGATCAGCTCGTCCTTATGCTCCAGCACCGCTTTGGTCGCCGAGGTGCGCAGGGTATCGGCAATTTCCCCGAACACGCGATCCAGTTCGACGCCGCCCCGGATCATATCCTTGTCGATGATCTTCCCCGTCGCTTGCGCCGCGTCGCCGAGCTTTTTGATTTCCGATCCGCCATTGCGCAGCAGCGGCAGCATCTTCGTCAGATCGCCCGACATCGCTTCCAGATAGAAGGTCATCTGCTGCTGCGACAGGCCGGCCTTTTCGAGCGAGGACACGTAAAGCTGCAAGGCCTCGGGGCCGGATAACCGGGCGAATTGCTCTGCGGTCACCCCAACTTTCGGCGCGATATTCTCGAAGAAATCCTTCATCGGCCCGCCGCCGGTAGAGAGGAATTCGCCCACCCGATCCGTGACATCCTTCAGGATGTCGGCCAGTTTATCCTGCTCGACCCCGACGGTCTTTGCCGCAATCGCCCATTTCTGGAATTCGGTCGTATTGGTATTCGACACACGCGAGAGATTGTCGATTTCGACTGCGGTCTTTGCAGCGGCCACCCCGGCCGCCAGGGCTGCGGTCTTGAAAGTCGCCCAGGCTGCGCCCAGTTGGGCGCCGAATTTCGCCGCGCGCTTCGCCATATCGGCAAAGGAGGCATCGACATCCTGAATGCTGCGCTTCGCGCGCGCGCCGCCCTTTTCCACGCCGGAAGGATCGGCGCCAATGCGATATTTAAGCTCGGGCAGGTTGCTCATGTCGTTTTGCCTCTCTCAGCATTTTCAGCATGGCATCGCGATCCCGGTTCGATGCGACGATTTCGGCGGGCATCCGGTCCTCAATGATCCACCAGACCTGTCCCGGGGGGAGCGTCCAGAACCCGTTCGCCCCCACCCAGCCCTGCCCCACGAGGACGCGGTGCAGGCTGCGAACCAGCCCGCCGTCTACTTTTTTTCGCCGCCGCCCTTCGCTTCCGCCCGGGTGCCAAGGATCTGAAGGTGAACCGGGGGCGCCAGCAGCGAGAGGATCTGCATCACCTGATCCTGCACACACTCAAAATAGCCGCCGTCCCGGTCGGCAAAAGCCGACATGACGGCCAGATATGCCTCACCGGGCAGGACTGGCGCCTTCGCATGCCGGAGGATCGCTTCGAAGCATTCGGCGATCTTTGCGATGGGGCGCTTGTTGCAAAGCACGTCGATTGCCAGGACGCCCTGATCCTCGTCGCGCAACAGGATGTTCTCGACCTTCGAGATGATGGGCATCAGATCATGGGCGCGGATTTCGTAATCCTTCCCCGCCCAGGTGAGCGTCACGTCATCAAATCCGGACATCAGCCGCCACCTCCCGGGGCATCGGCAAAGGTATGAGCGCTGTTGCGAACGAAGGTCGCGTTGAAACTGGTTGCATTGTCGTAGGGCTGACCCTCGGTATAGGTGGTCAGAACGAAATCCCCGGTAATGGTGTCGCCGTTGGGGAATTTGAACTCGGCATCGGCGATGAACTTCGCGGATTGCCCGGATTTCAGGGCCGCCTTGCGCAGCACCTGATCCTCTTCCAGCCCCTCGACCGTCAGTTCGAGTGTGTCGGTCGCCATGACGCCGACCAGAAAGGTCTGGAACCCGGCATCGTTCTGATCGGTGGTATCGATCGGGGTGCCGTTCCAGTTGATGTTGAGGACGCGCACCCCGGCGATGGTCGAGGCGCCGACCTTCAGCGTGGCCAGCCGGCCCGCCTGTTTAGCCATATCCGTTTCTCCTGTGGGAAAGGGGTTTCAGGTCGCGTTACCCGCGTCGGTGAAGCGGGTAACGCTGAAATCCATGACGAGCGTTCCGGTCTTCCGCTCGCCGCCAGCCTCGGTCGAGGTCGCCGTGCTGTTCAGTTCGACGATATGCGACAGCGGTTCGAGAACCGGCAGCACCAGCGCCTCGATATCGAAGCTCAGATCGTCCAGTTCGGCCTCGATATCCCCGGCTTCGACGACCTTCATCGCAACCCTGACGGTGGTGACGCGGTGGACCGTATCGCCGCCCTGCCGGGAAGAACCCTCCGAGGGCGTTGCAACGCCGAAGACCGGAAGTTGCGACGGGTCAATCTTCTGCGACCATGCGGGCAGAAAGGTGAAATCGCCGAAGGCCGCATCGCCCGCGATCGCATCTTTCACAGCATTGCGATAGGCAGTCCGGTAGTGGGTCACGGCACCAACTCCAGATCAAAGACCACGAAGGCATCTGCCGCCGGACTGCCGCTCGGCTGGAGATTGACGACCTTGTAGGTATTGCCGTTGCCCGGCAGGATCAGGTCGCCGATCGAAACCGAAGAGGCATCCGGCCGGGGCACCTTCAGGAATGGGGCGACATCGAGGACGGAATGACCGTCCTCGCCCTCCACCTCGACCGGCGGCGCACGGAAAATCCAGTGCCTGATCCGGTCGAGCCCGACTTTCGGCCGGTGGGTGACCGAGCCGCCGAAAACGTCGTTCAGCAGCCCGGCCACCCCGTCGAAGAGCCCGGTCATCATCTCAGCGGATCACGCCGTCGAGGAGCACGAGGCCGAAAGACGAGGGGTTCGCGGCAACGCCCGCCGCCGCACCAATCAGCTTGTTGCCGCTGGCAGTGGTGGTAACGAGGCTGTTTCCCGCGTCCCAGTAGACCTTCGCCCCCACCGTCCAGGCCTGGGCGCTGGTCTTGGGCAGTTCGAAGATGCCGCGGCGGACGATGACGACATCATCGCCGATTTCGGCATCGCCCTGGGCCACGCCGACGATATCACCGACGACGACCAATTGCCCGGAGGTGATCGGGGCGGCGGCGGTGATGGTGAGGTGTTCACCGGGCATGATGTAATTGCGCATATCTCTCTCCCGAGATTGAAAGCTCCAGAACGACGAAGGGCGCCCGGAGGCGCCCTTCGTCAGAGTGTCGGCCCCGGATCAGGCCCCGGCGTTCTTGTATGCCCCGCGGAACTCGACCACAGCCGCACCGAAGATGTGGCGGGCGTTCATCTTGACCGCATCGGGGTTCATACCCTCGATCGTCTCGACGGTCGGGCTTTCGTAGCCGTCCAGATAGGCATGCTGGATCGGCGGCAGATCCGGGTCGATCAGATACCAGGCCGTGTCCGACCCGCCCGCCACGGCGCCGATGTTCGGCACGGCATGAGGCTGGAAGCGCGAGCGGTAGGGGTTGGCATCCGCCGATTTGGTGGGAGTAATGTCGGCAACGAACTGAAGCGCGACCAGTTCCAGCGCCGGCGGCACGATCAGCAGTTCCGCCTCGGGAGCGATGAAATCATCCGGGTCTTTCGAGCCGAAGGCCTTCATCTCGGCCATCGCCTTACGCGCGGCCGCGATCGAGGTGACCGAGATCACCGCATTCGCCGTGGCGAGGTTGTGGTGATCAGTGTGGAACAGGGCTTTGCCGTCGGACCTCATCACCGCGTTCTTGCGGATCAGAGACCAGACCATGCCGTTCTCCATCGCGCGCGCCGCCATGGCGAATTCGCGCGGGATCCGGGCGAACGCACCCATATCGTCGTTGACCACCGATTCGAAAGACAGGGTGATGGTGCGGCCGCGGCGCTGCACCTTCAGGCCTTCCGCCTCATCCACCAGATCGGCCTGTTCGTATTCGCCGTTCTCCTTGACATCCTTGAGCTGGAAGTCGCCTCCGAAGCGGACGGCATAGATCTCGCGGAAGTCCGCCGCCGTCAGGGCAGCGCCGGTCACCAACTGCCACTGCGGTTCGCGGCGGGTGTATTCGGCGATCAGAGAGCGGTTCATCACCTCCGTGGTGATGTAAGCGAAATCGCTGACGCCGATGGCGCCGCCCATCATGGTCGTGGACCGCATCCCGCGGCGCACCGCCTCGGTATCGTCGAAGCTGACGCTCCGGCCACTGCCGCGACCCAGTTCCATCGCGAGACGCTTGATGCGCAACCCGCGATAGACCGAAGACGGGCCATCGGTCTTACCCATGAGGGCGCCGATCATTCCCTCGACCCTGGTTTTGGTTTCGTCGCGCGTGATCCGCGCAGTCGGCCCGCGCCCGTCGATCCTCACCTTGTCGGCCCCCTTGCCCTTGATGGCGGCGAAGACCTGCCGCGTGTTCAGACCGCGCCCGATGAAATCCGCCGCCTTGTCGGCGCCGAGCCCGTGGCGGGCGCACATATTGATGATGGCTACGGCGCGCGCGCCGGAGGCCTCGGTCTTATCCTCGTCCTCCTCCGCTTCAGGATCTTCCTCGTCACCCTCTGCCTTCGGATCTTCCTCGTCGCCCTCGGCGTCGGGATCATCCTGATCCTCAAGTTGGGGATCCTCTTCATCGTCCAGATTCGGATCGTCATCGTCTTCCGCTGCGGTTTTCGCGGTGACCTTGCCCCGCGGGGCGAGTTTCTTCGCCATGACTTTGCCTCCTTTGGCATCAGGTTTTTCGAAACCGGCCATCATGGCCAGAACCGACACTCGGGGCCGCTTGCGCGTGATGACGCCGGCGGCGGACAGCAGGCGTTCGGGCGCGTGCTGGTAGATCCGGTAGTCGAAGGCGACGGGATCGATCTCATCGCCATCCTCTTCAACCGAGGTGGCGAACCCGGCGACAAGCGCGGCGGGCCCATCATAATAGGTCTCGGCCTTCATCACGGCCCGGGCATCCTCGATCGACATGCCAGAACGGCGCGAATAGATTCCGGCATAGGAATTCGCGATCACATCCAGCGACTCGGCCGCCTTGCGATGCGCCTCAGAGGTGCCGCGCTCGCCCAGATAGTCCTGCGCCGGATCGTGGATCATCATGATGGAGCCGGGCGACATGTTAATTTCGTCACCAGCCATCGCGATCAGGCTTGCCGCAGACGCCGCCACACCCTCGACTATAACGGTGACCGTCCCGGCATAGGCGCGCAGCGCAGTATAGATCGCCTGCCCCTCTGTCGCGATCCCGCCACCGGAATTCAGGCGAACGATCAGTGGCCCGGACATGCCCGAGAGCCAGTCGCGCACCATCTTCGCCGTGAAGTATTCTTCATCCCACCAGGACGATCCGACCGTGCCGTAAAGCAGCAGCTCGTTCATTTCCGTTTCCTCGCTTCCTGAAGCCGCAGATCGTCGACCAGATCGCGAAGATCATCGACGCTGATGCCGAGCGCGCGGGCGGCTTCCGCAGCGCTCACCGTGTTGTCGCCCGGGTCGTCGACTTTGGATTGGCGCGAAACATCGGCGCGCGGATCGCTGTCGAACGGCAGACCGAGGCGATCCGCCTCTTCCTTGTCCTGGGTCTGTTCTTCCAGCAGGCGTTCCGGGTCGAACCCGAGCTGCCGCACCACCTGCTGACGGCTCATAAAACCGGACCTGACCGCCTCGCGCAGCGCTGCGAATTCGCGCGCCGGGTCGACGATGATCCGGCGCGGCGGAACCCAGTTCAGCGCGATGAACTGCCAGATATCCGGCGGAAATCCGGCCCTTTCGAAATCCTCGCTGTCGACCGCCTGCCAGGCGTCCACGAACAGCCGGGACAAGGGCATCAGGAGCTGCGGGATCAGGGTCAGGTGCTGCCAGCCGCTGACGTTCTGGTCCATTTCCAGCCGGCCCATCCGGGCAGATGAGAAATTGACCTGCGCCAGATCGCCGGTCAGCGACTCGTAGCTGATGCCGAGCCCCGCCGCGATCGACCGGAGAACAGACCGGGTGAACTCGTCATAAGCCTCGACGCCGGGGGGAACGGGGAATTTGACATCTTCGCTGTCACCAAGGTCGTAAACCATCCCCGGCGCGATCTCTTCCGGCATCGGCACCTGTTTTTCACCGCCGATCCGAAACGCGGCGAAGCAGGCAGCGATCTTCTGCCTCACGAGCTGCGCATCCTCGTGATCCGCCAGATCCTGCAACCGCATCATCACCGGGGCGAGCCAGGTGACGCCCCGCTCCTGTCCCGGCCGGTCGACACGGTAGATGTGCAGAACCTCTTCGGCCGGCACACGCTGCGAAACCGCGGCACCACGCTTCATCGGCCAGTCCGATCCCGGATGCGCCGGGAACAGCCAATAGGCGATTATCCGCCCGGCCGCATCATATTCGATACCGTTTCGGATATCGCCGCCATCCGTCAGGAAGCCGACCTTCCCCTCATCCAGATAATCGGCCTCCAGCACCTCAAGCTGAAGCGGCATGGCCCCGGCCACCAGAGGATCGGAATGGATCCGCACAAGGCATTCGCCATCGGATACCACTGCGCCCCAGATCAGGCCCTGGAGCCCATAGAGATTGAGCTTTCCTGCGCGGTCGATCAGCACTGTGTCCAGATGCTCTTCGATACGACGCAACCCGCGGTCCCTGATCTTCTTCTGCGTCTTCTGACTCAGTTCCGAGTGCCTGACCGCGACCTTCGGAATGACACCATCGCCGATCACGTTCCCGGTGATCACCATTTTGGCGCGCGCCGCGAACGGCGTGTTTCGGACCATGTCGCGCGCGAAGAACGACATGCGCTGACGCTGACGCGCAGCACCATCGGCATCGCTGCGGCTGGCCCGAAGAGACGAGGTCCTCCGGCCGACGCTGGCACCGTCGTAATGCGCCGTCATCGCCCGGGCGCGGGCACGCCTCGCCGCCCACCCCGGCGCGACCGCCAGGATGGCCCGTTCAACCATATTCATCGGGATCACCCTTTGCGAAACACCGGGTAATGATCCCGGCGACGAGCGTTAAGCCCCAGGCCCGCTTCCATTTCGGAGCGGATCCGGCGCATTTCATCGAGGCTGCGGAACGTGACTTTCTCGCCGTTCTGCTCAAGGCTGGTCACCCCCTTCGCGATCATCGCGCAGAGCGTGTGGTATTGATCCAGCGTGTAGGTGCTCACAGCCATTTCCCCCTGCGTCGAATCCACGGTTTCCGGGCCTCGCGCCCATTTGCCTCATCCATCCCGGAATCTTCCTGCGCGGCCGCCGGCGGCTCTGTCGCGGCAGCGCGCTGCGACAACGGCACCGCCGGCATTGCCGCATCGAACAGGTCGGCCTGCACATCCGGCGGTGCGATCCCGCGCTCGGCTTCCAGCGCGCCCCATTGCTCATCCGTCATCGCCGCCCAGCCCTTCTTGCGGGCGGCCGCCTCGGAGTAGTTCATCGTGTCGAGGCATTCGTTGCGGCGGGTGCTTTCCACCAGCTGCCAGCTGGAGACCATCGTGCCCGAGGACGCGCGTTTCAGGACGCGCACCTCCGAGGTCACCTGACGATAATATTCGTCGGGGAGGCCTCGGGCGAAGGCCACGAAACCGCGCTCCTGCGGATCTTCCTTGGCGAGCCATCCGTAAAAATCGGCCTTTAGCTGGCTGACGTTCACGATCCAGCGCCGCTTCTGCACCCGCATGGTGCGGCCACTGTCCTTGCGATCCTGCTGAGGGCGCAGGACAGGGCCGTTGGCCGAGGATCCGCCCTTAACGGTAATGACCCGGGTCCAGGGGTGACGCTTTGCCCAGTCCTTCACATCCGCAGTGAAGGTGCCTTCGTCCACCGCCATCATGTCGATCGGCAGCCGCAAACCCAGTTCGGTGCGCCAGGTCGCCTTTAACAGGGCGTCCAGTGCCTCGCGGCCTTCCTGATCGCCGATGTAGTGCGGGATGACGACATGATCGACAATCCACCGGCGATAGTTGCGACCATAGGCGCAGATCGTGACTTCTGTCCGGTCGCCCTGAAAATCGACGCCAGCGGTCAGCAACACGCCGCAAGCAGGAACGATCCCGCGCGGCAGATACTGGCCTTCCTCGGCCTTCTCGACCCGGTCGCGCAGCTTCTCCCAGTCAGGTCCTTTCGAGGCCTGCTCATAGTGCAGTCCCAACACGTCGTTCCAGAACGTCTGCTCGGTCTCGGCCTCGACCTTCTCCTGCGCCTCTTCCTCGGTCCGCGCGCTGGCCTGCACCGAAGTCCAGCCCATCACCTGCGCATATTCCACCGCGATCGAAGCCCAGTCCCGTTGCGGCACATAGGCCCGCCACAAGTGGAACCCCGGATGATCGCCGCGGGGATTGTGCCGCACCCACCGCCCGGCCGCGACCATCGCAACCTTATAGGCATGGGTGATGATGGAGCCGCAGGAATCGCAGCTGAAACAGGCGGCGTGCAGCCGCTCCGGGTCCAGGTTCTTCCTGAAATTCTCCCAGGTCAGCGGTGCCATATGACCGCAATGCGGACACGGCACATGGTAAAACCTCTGATCCGAGCGGTTGAACGCCCGCGTGATCCGGCAGGTGCCGGCGACCTGAGGGGTCGATATACGGACGATCTTCGCCTCTTCGAACCCGGACGCCCGGCTTTCCGCGAGCTTTTCCGGGTCGCCTTTCGGCGTCATCTCGAATTTCGCAAGGTCGTCCAGCAGCACGAGCTTCCGCGTCGTGCCGGCCAGATCGTCGGGCGAGCCCGCACTGACCACCTTCAGGGTGCCATCGCGCCGGATGGTCTCCTGATTGTGCAGCGTGTCGGTCTGCTCACCCCGGCCGTCGCCGAAAATCTCGCGCAGGCTCGGCGCGGATCTGCGCATCGGCATCCATTTCGTGCGCACCCATTCGGTGGCCGAGGATGTGGTCGGATGCACTACCAGACTGTCGAGCGGCCCGTATTCGTGCCAGGCGGCAAGCGTCGGATTGAGAACCGATACGGTCTTGCCCCATTGCGCGCTGCCGCGAACCGTGACCTCGCGCGCCGGATGCTCCGGGCTCAGAACCTCGTGGATCTCGCGAAGGAACGGAAAGCGGTCGATCCGAAAAGGCCCGGGGAAAGGCGAACGCTCGTCGAAGACGATGTTATTCTCGCACCAGCGCGTGATATCCGGGGGCGGCGGCGGATCCATCGCATCGGCGATGCCGAACAGCACCGCCGCCTCGGCCGAGGAAAGGAAGCCCATGGCTCAGACGTTCGCCGCCGCCTCGGCCTCGGACATCCCGACCCCGGCCGCTTCCTCGCGCAGCTCGTCCCGCCGATTCCCGCGATGCCGGCGCCATTCGTCCATCATCACTTTGCGCACCTCGCGGAAATCGACGCCGAACCGATCGGCAACCGCCCGCGCGGCATCCCGGATCACGGTCTCGAACTGACCGATCTCACGGGACACCGCGCGGGCGGTATGGCGCTGAACCTCTTCGGCCAGCACCCAGCGACCCTCGTCGCGCTCATTATCCCGGCGCCGCCTCCGGGCCTCTTCCTCCTTGATCTGGATCGTTGCCAGTTCCAGCCGGTCGGGATCGCGATAAGGCAGTTCGCTGCCGTCCCGCGGCTGCGGAGCGGCCGGCGTCGGCGATCCCTCTCCAATATCGCGGATCGCGCGACGGGTGCTGAGGCCGTTGCCGGTCATCTGTCCGAGATCGAGCCGCTTCCCGAGCGCATCCGCGACTTTCGCAAGATCGAAACGCCGGGCCCTGCCGTCGCCGGTATAGCACCCGGCCAGCTTCCCCTCGGCAACATACTGGCTGATCCGCGCCTTCGAGACCGACAGACGGGCCGCCAGCTCTGTGGTGTTAAGATCAGCCATAGCCCTTTCCGATCAATGGTTAAGCTGGTTAAGGCTTTCCGTTTCGTTTAGCGCGGCGGAACCCCCGGGGCGCGAATTACCCGCGTGCGGATGCTGCGCGGGAAGGACCCGCGCGATTTCAGCGGGCGGTGCGGATCGCCTTTTCAAGCGCCCGAGCGAGGAAACGCGGGAATTCTTTCCGAACTCGCGCCTCTGCCCCGTCAATAAAGCCCAACCTTTTTCGATACTTCGGAACAGCCTGGCTGAAATGCACGACCTTCTTGAGCGCTGCGCCCCTGCTGGTCCGCTTCCAGACACCAGGCGATAGGCGAGAATCCAAGCGCGGGACAAAGAACTGACTCGCGTTCTTTCTTCTGACCTTCGATGCCTTCGTGCTGTTGGCAGCTCGGTCACTTTGAGCGCGAACCGACGAAAGAACGCGGTTGCGTTCACCAACTGACCAGTTACCGAAGGCATCTCGCAAAGCTGCTGCGGCTGGTATCACAGACTGGATATGTCCAGCATAGGCCATGCGCGTGTTGAACAGTCTTTCCAGCCCTGTCTGTGGGCGGGGCCCGCCTCGCTCCTGCACCTTGAGATAGTGCTTTCGGCCTACCGATGGCCGCTCCTTGACCTCGGCCACCAACTTCCTTTTGTTCGCCCGCCAAACCATGAATGCATTCTTCGTCCAGCGCGTCGGGCGATCAAAATGGGCATCCATATCATCCTGCACACCCTTCAGCGCAAGATCAGCGGTATCATTCAGCGCCCAGGCGATTGCCTGTGGAACCTGCCGGGCAGTGAAGTCATCCAGCGAGCGCAGAACTTCGTCGATGTTCGAGGATACGCTGAACTGCATGCCGCCCCCAAACGCAGAAATCGCCCAGGCGATCTGACCGCCGGGCGCTATTCAAGATGATAAAAACGAACATGCCCGCGGTGAGGATAAGCGTCAATCCCCTTTTTTCGGTATCGCGAGAAGACTGCGGCCGGGACGATCTGCCGGCGCGTATTCCGCCACAACTCCCACCCGCGAGACGATATCCGACCGCGGGCGCTGCGGCCCCTCGGGCCGATCCTGATACCCCGACATCCGATCAAGGGCGGCAGCCAACGCCCTGCGCAGCGCTGCCCGGGCGCGGGCGTCATTGGCCCAGCCATGCTCGCGCAGCACGGCCGTCAGATCCTTGCCTGCGAGACAGACCGCATCGACCAGCGCCCTGTCGGTGATCGGTCGTCTGCCGGCGCCGCGCCTGACCGGCAGGGCCACGCCGTCACCGATCCGGCGGCGGATCATGTCCAGTTCGCGCGCTTCGGAAAGCAGCGCCTCGATGAACCCGCCGCCGTTGCCGCCGCCCGGCGATGCCGCCGCGCGCACCTCGACCGAGGCGCATTTCATGCCCGCGGCCTCGTGCCGTTCGACCAGAGCCTGATAATGCAGCCCCATCTGGATCTGGCCTGGCGTGAAAGGTGAGGAAAACGGCACCTCTTTGCAGGTGCGCTGACATTTCGTCCTATGCCGCTCCCATTCCTGCCGGCACATGATCGAGAGCTGATCCGCCCGTCGCCAGTGCGCGCCCTGCCGCGCCCGGGTGCCGCCCGGCAACAAAAGGTAATTCGGGACACGGTGCATCGGCCCCCTGCCCGGCGCGACCGGGATCGCAGCCAGATCCTCTGGCGGGGTGTAGAAGGCAATCATGTCGCGGACGCGGGCATCCTCATCATGCAGCCGGTATTCGGCGGCCAGCCGGGCGAGCGCATCATCGATGATCCGATCCGCCGCGGCGCGCGAGCGGCGCATCGCCAGATCGGCAAGGTCCGCAAGCGCCTCGGCCTCAACTGCCGCAATGATTTCCGCGCCGAGCGCGTCGATCTGATCCATGAAGCTCATGCCGCCTCTCCCGTTCCCTGTTCCGCTTTGCGCCTGCGCGCCTGAGCGCCCGCCTCGACAATCGCCCGGGCGCGGCGCTGATCCTCGACCATCTCGGCCATCCATGCCCGATCGATCTCGGGCACCACGCCATCGCGCTCTTTCTCGCGGATCCGTGCAATCTTCTGAGCATCATCCACCGCCTGCTGCCGGATTGTGGTCCGGTCGTAGGGCAGCAGCGGCCGGGGATGCGAGCGAAGGTGGCGATACATCTGCACCAGATAGCCGCCCGCCTCGGCCTGTGGCCCCTCGATCGACGCCAGCCAGCTGGTCACGATGAGCGCCATTTCGAACGGCCGCCTTTCCAGAGCCTCGGCCATCTGGCGGATCATCAGTTCCGAGGGCCAGAGGTTGCGATCCTTGCCCCCTGCGGCCGACAGCACCTGATCTGCCAGCACGGCCAGCGATTGCGGCGACAGATAGGCCAGATGATCGACAAGCCGCTTCATCACCGCCTCGTGGGCGGCGGGCTTCATCGCCTTCGGCAGGGTCAGCCCGCTATGGGCGAGCCGGTCGACAAACAACCGCCTGACCGCCTCACGTCCCGCGTCTTCACCGTCCATGCCCGCCCCCCCTTTTTCTCAGCAAGCAATCCCGGCGGATTTCAACTCTTCCGCCGTGATCAGATTGAGAGCCACCATCCGCTGCGCCTGCATCGGCGAGAGCGCCGATTGCGGGACGTAACCACCTGCTCTGAGCTTTTCAGACCACATCCTGAGAACGGCATCCGTGTCCTGATCGCCCTGATCCTGCTCGGCCACCGCCTCGCGCGTGACGCGCGCGTTAGGTTTATTTTCTGGTTTATTTACAGGTTTGTGTCCGGCTGGACGGACACGGCTTTTGCCATTTTTCGGACACGGCTTTTGCGGATTTTCGGACACGGCCCGTGTCTTGCTGATCGGACACGGTTCCGGCGCTGCCGTGTCCTGCCCCTCGGACGCGGCCCGTGTCTCGCCAGAATGACACGGATCGGACGAATTTCCGTGTCCGGTTTTCGGACACGGCTCTTGTGCATCCGTCATTTCAAAGCCCAGGATGTAGCGGGTGGGCCGTTGACGCCGGGTGCGCTCGTCTATGCTCTGTTGACGCCAGATCAGGCCCTTCTCTTCGAGCCGGGCGAGTGCGACATTGACGGTCGAGCGGGACAGGCCGCAGGCCGCCGACAGAAACCGCTGAGTCGGATAGCAGCCCTGCGACATGTTGTGACAATCGCAGAGGTGAAAGAGCACCCTGAATTCAGAGTTGGCAACCACATCAGGGCGCAGGGCTGCAAGCCAGTTCGTGGCAGCGTGGCTCATGCCGCAACCCTCGCCTTCAGGGGGCCGCATTTGGTCCAGGGCTTGGGGCCGGTGAAAACCTTGTCGACCATCTCCGCATTGCGCATCGCGGCCCGCTCGACCGCGGCGGCTACCTCCATCCGCCGGCGCAGGTCCAGTTCCATGAACTCCGCGAGGCCAATGGAATTATGCCGGGTGCAGTTTCGGGTCAGGCCGCGGCGCTGCGCGTTCCAGAGGATGGCATGGAGCCGCACTCCGAAGTGTCTGCCCATTTCAGCGGGGCGCACATTGGCCCGCCACATCCTTTCGAAGATCTCGCAATCCAGATCGTAATGAGGCTTCTCGCCCCCGGCGCGCGGTGGCAGGCCCAGGGTCTTCGCACGCCACCTGACCGCCGCCCCGCTGATGCCGAGCATTTCGCCGATCCGGTCGCTGCTGAGCCCGGGATCATCCCAGAGCCGGGCCAGCGCCGCCCGGGAAATCACCTTTCCGCGCTTCCGGCTCATGCCCGCACCCGCTTGTCATGGGCACAGACCACCGCGTCGATGCGCCGGCGCAATGCTGCCAGTTCGGCCTGCACCTCTTTCTCGAAGGCTGCCTTCAGCTGTTCCGCGCGGGCGATCTGACCTGCGAAACCGCGCACGGCATTGACGATCAGGCCTTCGAGCCAGGCAATCTCGGTGCGGCAGAAATCCAGCTCTTCATTGCCCGCGGGGCCGAACTCCGCCTCACGCACGGCCGAGACCCACCCCGGGCGGCGGGCCCCCCCCCCGGGCCGGCCCCCCGCCCCCACCTTGAAAGGACACGGCTATGAAC